AATTAATAGGTAAACAAGTTGATCACCAATTAAAAGAAATAGCAAATCAATTAGAAAAACGTGCTAAAGATAGAGGCTTAATACCATCAGAAATGAAGGATTATATTAGTTCTTTATTTGAAGTACAAGAACCTGTATTAGATTGGAAAGCTTATTTACGTAGATTTAGTAATACATCAAATAAGATATTTACTAAGAAAACAAGACGTAAACCTAATAAACGTTTTTATGGTAATCCTGCTCTAAAAATTAAACTTAAAAAATCAACATTAGTTGCAATTGACACTTCAGGTTCAGTTTCTAATAGTGAATTAGCAGAATTTTTTAATGAAATATACCACATTTATAAAACAGGTACTAAAGTAACAGTAGTAGAATGTGACGCTGATATTCAAAGAGTTTATGAATATAAAGGTAATTTAGAAGACTTATCAGTTCAAGGTAGAGGTGGTACTAGTTTTGAACCTGTAATGCAGTATTTAGTTGAACATAGAAATGAATTTGATAATTTAATTTATTTAACAGATGGAGAATGTTCTTCACCTGATACTAAACCTTTAAAACCTATATTATGGGTTCATAGTTCAAAATCAAAAATAAACAACGAATTACCTGGTACTAAAATTAAAATCAATTAATTATGTTTAAAGATCTATTAAGTAGAATACATAACGGTTATAAACCAAACACTGTTAATATTTTACCTCAAAAATATGATGATATTATTCTTCCATTAACTAATTTAAGTGATAAATTAATTTTAGGTGGCAGTTTAGGTCTATATGTAATGGGTATTGTAGAGTATGATTTTAAAAATCGTAAACCTGATATAGATTTTAGTCTAACTGAACCATTAACTGAAGATGAATTACTAGTTTTTAAAGATTTCTTTAATTTAAATTATGTAATAGGTAGAGGTGATTATGAGACTACAGAAATGCCAGGTGGAGGTAAAATGAAAGGTGAAAATAAAACCGATAAACATTTTACCCAAAAAGAATTAATTCAATTGTATAAACATACTACAGAATGGGTTACACCATCAGGTGATAATGGTCATATAGAATATACAATAGATTTTTTTAATAGTCAATATGTCAAATCTAGAGATATAGTTCATGTTGATTATAATGGAGTAAAACTTAAAGTAAATCATCCATCAATTACCTTAAGTCATAAATCAAGATATGCTTATGATAATAGAGTAGGTAAACAGTACAAACATTTTCAAGATATTGGTGCTATAGATTGGAAAAAATATTTTACTATTGTTAAAAAGATTAAATCTCAATGGATTGATGATGCATGGTATAATGAATTTTCTTAATATTTTACATATTTATATTAAAATCATTATAAATGTCTACTATAGTACTATTAAGTTGCACCAAATCTAAATTAGATAAGCCGTCTCAAGCACAAGACTTATATTCTGCGTCGCCTACATTCAAAAAAACTTTAGAGTACGGTAAGTCGCTTAAACCTGATAAAATGTTTATTTTATCTGCTAAGCATTATCTAGTACCTTTAACTAAGGTTTTAGAACCTTATGATAAAACTCTTAAAGAGATGCCTAAAGATGAAAAAGAAACTTGGGGTGCTGAAGTAGCAAAACAAATGAAATCCTACGGTATTAATCCTGAAAAAGACCATTTTATATGCTTGACAGGAGCGGAATATATGAAACCTTTACTTAAATACATCCCAGAAAATAATATTGAAACTCCTATGGCAGGAAAACGTATGGGTGAACGTATGCAATGGTTAAATTCCCAAATTAAAAATATTAAAGAAATTGTTAAACATGTTAAAAAGATAATATATGAATACTTCTCAAAATAAATTACAAGAGTATATAGAGTTGTATCTAAATGATATTGAGGATTATGGAGAAGATACAGAGTATATTTTAGCTGAAAGTGCTTTAACTCCTCTTAAACAACTTCTTATAGAGTCTTTGGATACCACAAATATCAATATTATATTAAGCGAAGCTTATAAGAAAGCAACACCGGTTAAACAAGAAATTATTAAAGATTTTATATCTTTTATAGAACAAACAAAATAAAATTTCCAATGGAAGACGTTACGAATATTGATTATAAATCAAGAACCCTTACCTCAACTGACGGTAGAACCATTATATACTTTGATGGAAAATTGCATTCATGGGATGAGCCTGCTCTTAGATATGCTAAAGAATTAAAGAAAAAAGATGAATACTACTTATATGGTTTCCAATATACTAAAGACGAATGGTTAGAAGCAAGAAGAGATCGTCATGGAGTACCACCAGAAAAAAATCCACAAGTAACATCAAGATTTTAATATGAAAATAGGATTCACAGGAACCATGTCATGTGGTAAAACAACATTAGTTAATGCTTTAAAAGAATTACCACAATTTAAAGATTATACTTTTGCTACTGAACGTAGTAAGTATTTAAGAGATTTAGGTATTCCTTTAAATACTGATTCTACAATGAAAGGTCAAACAGTATTTTTATCTGAAAGGCTATCAGAATTAATGAATGATAATTTAATTACAGATAGAACAGTCATTGATGTAATGGCTTTTACTCAAAATGCTGAGTCTATTGATTATGTAGATAAAAATAAATTTAGAAATTATACTGCTGATTTTATTGAAGAATATGATTATATTTTTTATATATCTCCTGAAGGAGTAGAAATTGAAGATAATGGTGTTCGTACTATTGATGCTAAATATAGAGACTTAATAGATTCTACTATTAAACGTTTTATTCATATTTATGGGGGTAAAATTAAAAATTATAAACAAATTTCTGGTACAACAGATGAACGAATCAAACAAATACTAGAAGTCATTTCCTTATAATATTTATATCAAAACCATAACTTAAAAAATAAAAAAAAATGAACATTAATAATGATTTTGATTTAAAGAAAGCAAAGAATTTTCTTTTAACTGAAAATTTTGACGCTTCTTACTTACAAGAAGATGATTTAGAAGAAAACGAAGTATTAGATGAAATGGCTTCATTCTATAAAGTAACAGATGATTCCCCAGAAGCTAAAGCAGCAATTGCAGCTAAAAAAGAAAAATTCAGACCAGGATCAGCTATCTATAATACATTAGATGCTTTAGAAAAAACAGGTGAAGTTGATTATAAAGCTTTAGCTAAAGAAACTGGCAAAGATATTGCTACCTGGAATAACCCAAAATCAAGAGAAGTATTAGAAAAAGATTTAGCTCAATATATTGCAGCTTCATCTTCTCCATTAGCTCAAAGAACAGGACGTCCAGTAGATCCTAATAAACCAGCTGCTGAACCAAAAGCACCTAAAGCTGCTAAAACTCCAGGAGAACAAAAAATTAAAATCACACCAGCTAAATCTGAACCATCAACTGATGACACTTCAATTGATAAAGGAGTTGAAAAAGATTCAAGAAGTAAAGATGAAATGATTAATGCTAAAAAAGATCTTGAAGCTAAAAGAATGGAAATAGCTAAAGTTTATAAAGGTGGAGATACTTCAGTTTTACCTCAACTAAAAGACTTAACTGCTCAAATTAATAAATTAAATAAAAGATTAGGAGTATAAAAAACTTCTAAATTAGTTATGTCTGAAATACAACAACAACTTCCCTTAAAGGAAATCATAAAACAAGAATAGTTTAAAATGCCTAACCTTTCGTTAGGCTTTTATCTCCTTTATATATTTATTATAAAATAGACAGGGGCGGCTAATGATAGGAATATATAAAATAACATCACCAACAAATAAAGTTTATATAGGGCAATCTATTAATTTAAATAATAGATTTCAATCTTATAAAAGATTAGAATGTAAACAGCAACCGCAAATTTTTAACTCATTAAATAAACATGGATTTAACAACCATATAATTGAAATATTAGAAGAATGTTCTTTAGAATTGCTTAATGAGAGAGAGAATTTTTATAAAACACAATTTGTTAATAAGTATGGATGGAGTAAAGCCTTATTTAGTGATTTATTTGATAAGGGAGTAGGGCCTAGATCTGAACAAACTAAACAAAATATTTCTCAAGGTAGAATGGGTAAAAATGGTTGGCCTAAAGGACAATCACAAAGTGAAGAAACAAAACAAAAAAAACGTTTAGCTAATCAAGGTAAACCTAAACCTGAAGGATTTGGAAATGTAATTTCTCAATTAAAGAAAGGCAAATCTATAATAAACAATTTTAAACCTATAATTTGTATTAATACAGGAAAAATTTTTAATAGTATAACAGAATGTTCTAAAGAAATGGATATAAATAAAAGTACTATTAGTCAAGTTTTAAAGGGAAACTATAAAAAAACAAAACATGGTTACATATTCAAATATATAATAAATGAGTGAACAACAACTCCCTTTAAAAGAGATTATAAAACAAGAATGGGTAAGATGTGCTCAAGATCCGGTGTACTTCATGAAGAAATATTATTGGATTCAGCATCCACAAAGAGGTAGAATCCAATTTAATTTATATCCATTCCAAGAAAAAGTACTATATCAAATACAAAAGAA